TCAAGATAGATACACCCCTCCCCGAATGAAATACCGTGATTCTTTGTATTATATGTGCACCTGAATATCTCTCCTGCTTTTAATAAGGCTAAATTTATGAAGAAATCAAACCATGCATGATTTCTTTTCTTTGCATACATAGAAATCAAAGAATCCTGCTCCTTTGAAATTTCCCTCAGCTCTTTCTCTAACAGATTCAACAAGTATTCATCTCTTTTGTCTTCAGTTCGTAACCTTTGTTCACATATAATATCATGATAAATATCTGATAGTTTTCTGTCATACATACTGAAATCAACATCTTCCCGATAGATTATCATTACATTTTCAAAATCTCGTTCCAATTTTGAAAAAGCAGTCTTTTGGTTGACTGAAAAATCGCCATCAACAAAAATACCTATCATACGATCACTCTCTATCCTTGCCGCATTTGTGACATTATCTAAATAGGGATGCTGCTTAGTATTAACTATTGGAACCTCATCTTTCTTATATCGTTCAGGATTAGGTTCAAACCACTGAAAAAGAATAGGCGTTTTTTCATCAATGACCTTTAACTCATATTCCTTTCCGGCAAAAGAAACCGTTTGACAGGGTGAACTCTGCACTATATTTGCTGAGTTATGGAAAGTTGTCCTTATCGGTGAAAGCATTCGTCGTCCTGTTTATCCATATTTTCTTCACAACTAACTCTTTAATCTATTAATTATATTGGCATACTCAACCACAAAACCTCCAGCAGTTTTGCCACCTTTGCTTTCCTAACAAACATCACCATGGCATGCCAACAAAAACCGGAGCCGGACTCCGGTTTTGTGAAGCTGTCGGGTTACTTCATCCCGCCAATATTTTCCCACGTCCCGTCAGCACGCAGAATTTGCAGCGGTCTTACCACGCACTGTATCTGCTTTTTATCCGCATCCAGTATCACCACCTGTGTGATTACCCTGTCCTGCTCCGGAATAATGCCATTCTCATCTGACTCCAGAATGTCTGCCGGTCCCAGTCGCAGTAGTGCTGTAAGCGACTGCACGTGTTCACGGCCATCATGCTTTCCGCAACCACACAGACGCTGCATAAGTTTTTTTAGTATATTCATGTCATTCTCCTGTTCTGCCTGTATCACTGCCCACTTCATTCAGCCCCTTAACATCCTGCCACGGCCCGTCACCAAACCTGACCTGCAAATGCTGAAACAGCCCCTGAACCTGTGTGGCATCTTTGGGGTCAAGAAAGGTCAGTCCGGTGATGAGTGCGCCATCTGTATCCGGGAACCAGCCATTGCTGTTTGTCTCAATAATGCTCGCCGGCCCCAGACGAAAACGGATTTGTGTCTCCCCCGGGTCGCCCTTCGGTCCCTGAGGTCCGGTTGCCCCCACCGGGCCAGCCGCACCTGTTTCTCCTTTCGGTCCCTGTGGGCCTGCCGGGCCTGCTGCCCCGGTGTCTCCCTTTGGACCCTGTGGACCTGCATTTCCCGTCAGACCGGTCTCTCCCCGCTCTCCCCTGTCACCTTTCGGCCCCTGCGGGCCTGCCGGACCAGCATCACCTGCCGGTCCCCGTTCGCCGGTTGCCCCGACAGGGCCGGTGTCACCGCGCTCTCCCTTATCACCCTTCGGCCCCTGAGGACCCGCGGGCCCCTGTTCCCCCTTTGGCCCGGGAGGTCCCACCACGGTGGGGATTCGGTTTACGGCCTCTTCCGCCGCTATCCTGCTTTGTTCCGCTGACTGTGCGCTTTCTGCTGACTCCCGGGCTTTTTCTGTTGCGGTCGTTGCATCCCTGGCTGCATTACCGGCTGCACTTTCTGCCATCTTTTTTGACAACTCAGCATCTGTTGCACTTTGTAATGACTCACTGGCTTTTTGAGCGGCCGCAGAGGCCGAGGACGAGGACGCATCCTCTGACTGCTTTGCTGAGGCTGCACTTTCTGCCGCCTGCCGGGCTGACTCCGATGCATCCCCTGCTGAAGTGTCAGCATTTGCAGCGCTCTCTTCTGCCTGACTGGCTGATATGCCAGCATTCCTCGCGGACGTCTCCGCCTCTCCGGCATTCTTCTTCGCCTCCTCAGCGTGACGCGCCGCTTCTTCCACCATCAGTTCAAAACGACGCAGTGCCTCCGGCCGGACGTCATCCTCCGACATGGCACCGAGAAAATCATTCAGCGTCCCCGGTTGAGAATCTTCATACACGGTGATGGTCCCGGCATGTGACGGCGGGAATCCTTCCACCAACAGAATAACGCTGTACTGACCGTACTCAACGTCCATGCTGTAACGCCCGGCTTCATCCGGATTTTCTGAGGCCAGGGTGTTCACCACCACCGTGGTGCTGTTACGTTTTGCTTTCAGCTGGATTGTGCAGTTCTGTACCGGTTTTCCTGTGCCGTCTTTCAGTACACCTGAAATCTTTACTGCCATATTCACCCCACAAAAAAGCCCGCCTGAACCGGCGGGCTGTCATAACACTGTGTTACCTGGCTAATCAGAATTTATAACCGACACCCACGATGAAACCGTCAGTGCGCCAGTCGCCACTGCCGGAGCATTCATAAGCAATATCAATGGCCACGGATTCGGTCGGGTTAACCTGCACGCCAGCTCCCCACGCCAGAGACGTGTTGCTGTGGCGACCGTCATCACTTCCGGTCAGCACGTCGTGCGTTTTCCCCTTGTTGTCAGTTACGCGGAGATAATCCCCGGAGAAAGTCGACACACGGCTGTAAGCCATACCCGCCATCGCATACGCGCTGAACCATTCATTCACGCGCACAGACGGCCCCGCCATCACGCTGAACCAGCGGTTACGCACGGAATCTTCATGCCAGCGGGTATCGCTGTAATGGGTCAGCTGGCGATTCTTGTCTCCTGCATAGCTGAACGACGTCACCATCCCCAGTGTGTCCGTAAACTCATAACGGTATTTCACGTTAATCCCGTTCAGTTCATCGCTGCCAGGAACGTTCGTCGAGACATGAAGATACCCCGCGCTCAGCGTGGACTGATGTTCAGACGCCCATGCAGGCGCACCGGATACGGCCAGACAAATGGCTGCGGACAAAATGGCGGCATAAAGTTTACGCATAATTACCTCTCGCTTTTCTGCAATAAAAAAGGCGCCATTTCTGGCGCCCGTATATGGGTTATAAAATTCAGCTGATACTGATGCCTGCGGTGGCTTTCTTCATCACCACAACCAGCAAATCGCTGATACTTGCTGTGGGATACCAGTTATTCACTAGCCATGCTGATACCGAAAACTCCAGCGTCATGTGACCGTGACCGGCAGGCATATCAATAACGCCACTGTAAATCAGCGTATTATCCAGCGCGGTACGGTTATAAATTTCAGCACCGTTTTTCCGCACTATCAGACGGCATGAGGAGTAAATATCAGTATGCTCTCTCTCATGCTTAGCGCCACTGAATGCCACCGCCGGAATAACAATCTGCCGGTCAAACGGCTGATCGTCATAAACCCTGACGGTAATGGTCCCTGATGGCCACCGCTCCGGTGCCCGGGAGTCCCGCGGAAAAGCCTTACCCACTGTTTTGACTATATCGCCTTCAATCTGGTTGGCTGACAGTTTCCCCTTAATCTGACAGTTCTCATTAATTGTGACATTGTTGAGCGTCCCGGCGTTCGCATTCACACTGCCACTGATATCTGCATTTTTAGCGGTCAGCTTTCCGTCCGGTGTCAGGGAAAATGCCGGAGGATTACCGCCGCTGGTAATGGTGGGAGCCGTCAGTCGCTTCAGGAACACGTCGTTCATGAATATCTGGTTGCCCTGCGCCACAAACATCGGCGTTTCATTCCCGTTTGCCGGGTCAATAAACGCGATACGATTGGCGGCAACCAGAAACTGGCTCAGTTTGCCTTCCTCCGCGTCCTCCATGCTGAGGCCAATACCCGCGACATAATGTTTGCCGTCTTTGGTCTGCTCAATTTTGACGCCCCACATGGCATTCCACTTATCGTTGGCGTCCTTCCACTCTTTCGAAAACTCCTCCAGTCTGCTGGCGTTATCCTCCGTCAGGTCGACTTTTTCCAGCAGCTCTTTACCGAGATGGGATTCGGTTATCTTGCCTTTGAAAAAATCCAGGTAACCTTCCGCATCATCGCTCGCCCGACCGACGGC